AGGGCTTCCAGCGCAGCCAGAGCCAGGTCGCCGCCCAGGTCAGTCGCGCCCTGTCGCGCGGTCAACGCAATCGCTGAGGGAAGATCATGGCATTTCACGAGATACGGTTTCCCGCAAACCTCAGCTTCGGTTCGGTAGGCGGCCCTGAGCGGCGGACAGAGATCGTCACGCTCGCCAACGGGTTCGAAGAGCGCAACACACCCTGGGCACATTCGCGACGCCGCTATGACGCGGGAGTGGGCCTGCGCTCCCTGAACGATGTCGAAACATTGATCGCCTTCTTCGAAGCAAGGGCTGGGCAGCTGCACGGCTTTCGCTGGAAGGACTGGTCGGATTACAAGTCCTGCGCCCCGCTGGCTACGCCCGGGCCCGAGGATCAACTGATCGGCACGGGCGACGGGGTGACGACCGTCTTCCAGTTGCAGAAGGCATATGTCTCCGGGTTGCAGAGCTATACCCGGCCGATCCGGAAGCCGGTTCCGGGCACTGTGGTGGTCGCCGTTGCCGAAGATCCGAAGATCGAAGGGCTGGAGTTTACGGTCGATGTCGAGACGGGCCAGATCGTCTTCACGCTGCCGCCGGATCTAGGGACACGCGTGACGGCGGGATTCGAGTTCGACGTTCCGGCGCGCTTCGACACAGACGCGATTCAGACCTCGGTCGCGTCGTTCCAGGCCGGCGACGTGCCGACGGTTCCTGTGGTGGAGATCCGGCTATGACCAGGGAAGCATTGCTTTCTCATCTGGAGACGGGAGCGACCACCGTCTGTCGGGCCTGGACCGTTCGTCGCCGCGACGGGGTGGTGATGGGGTTCACGGACCACGACCGTGACCTGAAGGTCGATGGCGTGACCTGCCGCGCCGACACGGGCATGACTGCGCGTGCCATTCACCAGACGACGGGCCTTTCCGTCGATAACACCGAGGCCTTCGGCGCCCTCAGTGCAACCGCGATCTCGGAGACGGACCTGCTTGCAGGGCGCTATGACCGGGCGGAGGTGCGGGCCTTGCTGGTGAACTGGCAGAACCCGGGAGAGTTCATGGAGCAGTTTCGTGGCCATCTTGGAGAGATCACCCGGGCAGGTGGCAGCTTCAAGGCCGAGCTGCGCGGCCTTTCGGACCTGCTGAATCGACCGACAGGATTGGCCTATACACCGCGCTGTTCGGCCATTCTGGGGGATTTCCGCTGCCAGTTCGATGTGACGCAGCCCGGGTATTTCGCCGAGCACGTGGTCGAAGCAGTCGAAGAGTGTCGGGTGTTCCGGTTTTCAAGCTTTTCCGGATTCGATGATCGTTGGTTCGAGGATGGCCGCTTTGAGGTCCTTACGGGACAGGCGGCAGGTCTCGTCGGTGTGGTCAAGATCGATAACTGGGAAGACGGCCTCCGACGGATCGAACTTTGGCAGTCCATTGGGGCGCAGGTCCGGCCTGGCGATGCGATCCGGGTCATCGCGGGCTGCGACAAACGCCCGGGGACCTGTCGTCTGAAGTTTGCCAATTTCCTGAACTTTCGAGGTTTTCCGCACATTCCAGGTGAAGACTGGCTGGCATCCTATCCGGTGCCGGACCGCGCGAATGGCGGGGCACGACGTGTGGGAGGGAGCGACGAATGACCGTTGCGCAACAGGTGGTTCTCGTTGCCCGGGCATGGATTGGCACACCCTATCTGCACCAGGCCAGCCTCGGCGGCGCCGGAACGGACTGTCTTGGCCTGCTGCGCGGAATCTGGCGCGAAGTCCACGGCGCCGAGCCGGAACCCGTGCCCACCTATACCGCGGACTGGGCAGAACCCGATCACCGGGAAGTGCTTCTCGAGGCCGCAGGACGGTGGCTGCGACGAAAGACCCTGACTGCCGCCGAAGTTGGTGATGTTCTGTTGTTCCGCATGCGGGACGGCAGCATTGCCAAGCATCTTGGCATCCAGTCCGAGATCGATCCGCATCCGAAGTTCGTCCATGCCTACACGGGTTACGGCGTGATCGAGTCTTCGCTTTCCCTGCCCTGGCAGCGCCGGATCGCGGCGCGTTTCGCCTTTCCTGAAGGAGCCAACTGAATGGCTACACTGCTTCTTTCTGCCGCCGGCGCAGCCGTTGGCGCGGGCTTTGGCGGCTCGGTTCTTGGCCTGTCGGGGGCCGTCATCGGTCGGGCCATCGGTGCTACCATCGGTCGCGCGATCGACCAGCGCGTTCTGGGCGCCGGCTCCGAGCCGGTGGATGTCGGCAGGATCGACCGGCTGCGGTTGACCGCAGCAGGCGAGGGTGGAGCCATCGGTCAGGTCTGGGGCCGGATGCGGATCGGGGGGCAGGTTATCTGGGCCACCGAGTTCACCGAGACGGTCCGTCGCCGTCGAACTGGCAAAGGTACTCCGAAGCCAAAAGTGAACGAGTACAGCTATTCGGTCAGTCTTGCGATCGCCCTGTGCGAGGGCGAGGCGCTGCGGATCGGGCGCATCTGGGCAGATGGCAACGAGATCTCGACCTCGGATCTGAATCTGCGATTCTATGCAGGCAGCGAAAGCCAGTTGCCCGATCCGTTGATCGAGGCAGTCGAGGGAGCTGGCAAGGCTCCGGCCTACCGCGGGCTCGCTTATGTGGTGATCGAAGACCTGGAACTGTCGCCCTATGGAAACCGCGTGCCGCAGTTCAGTTTCGAGGTCTTCCGGCCGGCGCAGGGTTCGACTGTCGATACCGCCGACACGCTGAGCGGGGCGATCCGGGCCGTCGCTCTCATCCCGGGGACGGGAGAATACGGATTGGCGACCACCCCGGTACATTATGGCGAGGCGCTGGGGCGGAACAGATCAGCCAACGTCCATTCGCCCTCTGGAAAGACCGACTTTGCCACGAGCTTCGATCAGCTGACGCAAGAGTTGCCCAATGTCGGGTCGGTTTCGCTGGTCGTGTCATGGTTCGGCGACGACTTGCGATGCTCTTCCTGCACCATTCGCCCCAAGGTCGAGCAGAAGTTGCGGGACGGCGTGGGGATGCCGTGGCGCGCTGGCGGGATCGATCGCGTTGAGGCGCTGGAGGTTCCAAAGGTGAATGGAGCCTCGATCTACGGCGGGACTCCTTCGGATACGTCGGTGATCCAGGCCATCCGCGCTATCCGGTCTACCGGGAAGGAAGTGATGTTCTATCCTTTCATCCTGATGGACCAGGTGGCGGGAAATACGTCACCGGATCCGTGGACGGGGGCGGGGTCCCAGCCGGTCCTGCCTTGGCGCGGACGCATCACTCTGGCCCAGGCTCCTGGCCGAGCGGGAACGACGGACCGAACGGCCGCAGCCGCTGCCGAGGTGACAAGCTTCTTCGGAGCCGCGGAGCCCGGTCACTTCACTGTCACTGCTGACAGGGTGGACTACAGCGGTCCAGCGGACTGGGGTTTCCGTCGGTTCATCCTGCATTACGCACATCTCTGCGCGGCGGCCGGCGGAGTCGACGCCTTCTGCATCGGATCGGAAATGCGCGGTTTGACGCAGATCCGCGGCGCGGCGGACACCTTTCCGTCGGTGAACGCCCTGCGCCAGTTGGCCCGCGATGTGCGTTCGATCCTCGGCCCGGAGGTGAAGATCAGTTCTGCTGCAGACTGGTCTGAGTATTTCGGCTATCAGACGGAAGGCAACGTCTACTTCCATCTCGATCCGTTGTGGGCCGATCCGGATATCGACTTTGTCGGGATCGACAATTACATGCCGGTTTCGGACTGGCGGGATGGTGAGGTTCACGCCGATTCAAGCTTTGGATCCATTTACAATCCAGAGTACCTGCTGGCCAACTTTGCCGGTGGCGAGGGGTTCGACTGGTACTACGACAGTCCCGAAGGCGCACTGGCACAGCGCCGGCTGCCAATCACCGACGGAGCCTATGATGAGCCCTGGGTCTTTCGGTACAAGGATCTGAAAGCTTGGTGGTCGAACTTGCACCACGACAGGATCGGAGGCGTCCGCAATGCCTCGCCGACCTCCTGGCTGCCGCAATCCAAGCCGATACGATTCACGGAGTATGGGTGTGCGGCAATTGACAAGGGGACGAACCAGCCTAACAAGTTCGTCGATCTCAAATCCTCGGAATCCGGGTTGCCTGTGTGGTCGAACGGCCGCCGGGACGACCTGATACAGATGCAATATCTGCTGGCGACTTCCGAATTCTGGTCGGATGCCGAAAACAATCCGGTATCGAGCCTCTACGGCGGCCCCATGGTGGAAGTCGACCACGCGCATGCGTGGGCCTGGGACGCCCGCCCCTTCCCGGAATTTCCGGGCCAGACTGCAATCTGGAGCGACGGCGGCAACTATTCACGTGGCCACTGGCTGAACGGCCGGGTGTCAAGCCAGCCGCTTGCAGCGGTTGTTAGCGAGGTTTGCGAACGCTCCGGTGTCGACGGGGTAGATGTGGGGTCTCTTTACGGGCTCGTCCGCGGGTTTCAGCAGGCTGATACCGCTACAGCACGGTCGACCTTGCAGCCACTCATGCTCGCTTACGGTTTCGATGCCTTTGAACGAAATGGTGGACTTACTTTTCGGAATCGAGATGCCAGGGTGATTGCCGTAATGAGCGAAGAGGACATCATATTGTCCCCGGACCTTGATGGTCGGTTCGAGACATCGCGCAGTTCGGACGCAGAAACGGCAGGGCAAGTGCGCCTTGGCTACGTGGACGCCCAATCCAGTTATGAAACCCGTTCGATAGAAACACGCTTCCCGGACGAGGAAACCGTTGGCGTTTCCCAGACCGATCTGCCTTTGGCCCTGACGCGGGCGGAAGGCGTGGCAGCTGTTGAACGCTGGCTTGCAGAGGCACGAGTGGCCCGCGACAGCGCAAGGTTTGCGCTGCCCATGTCCCGAGTGGCAATTGGCGCGGGCGATGTCGTGAGCTTCGCGGATCGTCGTTACCGCGTGGACCGTGTTGAACAGGCCGAAGGTCAGTTGCTTGAAGCGGTTCGGGTAGAGGCGGGTGTGTATCTGCCATCGGCAAAGGTCGATGACAGCATATCCGTCCGTCCGTTCACTCCGCCGGTGCCCGTCGAAGCCCTATTCCTAGATTTACCGTTGTTGACGGGAACAGAGGTACCTCACGCTCCGCATGTCGCGGTTGGCGCCGACCCTTGGCCAGGTTCGGTGGCGGTCTGGTCCTCACCCGAAGATGCCGGGTGACCTGCCCCCCGGAAGTTCCCTCGCCGTGATGTAGAGTCTGCCCAACCTGAAGGAGCAGACGACATGAGGAAGAGCCGTTTCACCGAGGCGCAGATTATCGGGATGATCAAGGAACAGGAGGCGG